GATTCACTACTTCCTGTAGGAAGATTACCGTCACAAATACCAGAAACTGTTGTTACACCCTCGACTGTAATATTGGTTCTACCAACCCCAATCACTCTGGTAAATGTTGCAGTATCTAGATTAGCTCTAGAGAATCTTACGAGGTTGCCAACAGTGACAATACCAACAAAAGAGAAACCAGGATCTACTGGAATTGAAATTCTTGAAGAATTACCAACCTCGGGTGAACAAGTTGCATTACCAATATCATAAACCGGAGTTTGAATAATATCTGCAGTGAATGTATTACCAGTTCCTACAATACCAAATACTGATTTAGTATCTGATAGTGAGAAATTAGTTGACTCAGTGACAAATCTTGCATTCTCAAGAACACCATTAAACAGAAGTCTCTCACCTTTAAAGAAATCACCCTCAACACTATATGCAGTAATTGCTGTTCCTGCACTTACAGAATACTTAAGGAATCCAGTTGCTCCACTTGATTCACCTTTAACATAGGAAGATGTGTTAAGTGTTACTGGTTCGTTGAGTGTAATATCAGTATATGTCTGAACATCGAAAAGTGAGAGATCCCAAACGTTCAAGTCAGCAAAATTTGTGTCATAAGAACCAGACTCAAGTGCAAAGTCATAGATTCTTGCAATACCAATTTCTTTACCTGGTGCAGTTTCTTGATTTGAACCAACTCTTCTACTTCTAAGACTCAGGGTATTTGTAGTGTTAATACCAATAGTCGGAGATCCAAAGACTCTATTAAGTGCTATAGTTGGACCGAAACCAAAATTAAGACCTTGATTTTTTAATTGCTTGGTTACTCTTGGTTTTGGAAAATCAATTAAAGAAGGTACGATAGTTTCTACTTTATAACCTTTGACATATGCTTTACCTGGAGAAATTTTATAAACTCCGATATTATCATCAGGTGTATTTCCAGACTGAGTAGTTTGACCGGGATTATATATTCCTCTGTTTCCTTCCTCGTTGTTCAGACTGTTCTTTACAGTGGTAACAAATTCTTTTACATAATAATGACCAGATTCATCAAAAGTTCTTTTTGCAAACTCATCACCTAGAAAATTATAATCAGTATCTCTATTAATTAATCTTAAAACACCATTACTGACTTCTGAAAGTTGAACAAAGTTACTTTCGTCAAAATTATCGAGAGGCTTTTTAGCCAATACTGGTGTTATCTTAAGTCTATCTGCACCTGGTGCAGTATAATTATTAAATCCTTGTGCATTATCATTCAACGATGGGTCAACATCGGAAGAAATGATCTCTTCAATAATATCAAGACCAACTCGGTAAGATGGAGTATTGCTATACTGGTCAAGAATTAGAGTTTGAGTTGCAACATCAACAAAATAACCTCTCAGGAAATAAATTCCTTGTGAAAGGTTGAAAGACGAACCGATAACAGGAGCATTTTGAGGAATTGTAGAACAAAATCCTTCACCAGATGCAATGAAAGTCGATGCGTAATTAATATTTGTACTTGTGGTTAAAACTTCTCCACTAATAAAAGTACTTACATCTTCCTCAGAAGATGAGTTTTCGTAGTTAACATATAAGGTATAAGTTCCTCTATCTGATTCACCTTCAGTAATATAAGTTACAACACGTGCAGTTACATTTGACGATTGGCCAGTAATAATCGTCCCAACTAATTGATCGAGATATATGCTTACGGGTATACCAAGAAACTCGGGTTCAATCTGAATTCCATAAAAGTCTTTGACATAGGTCAAATCACCAGGAATAACCTTAGCACCTTCTTTGAAGAAATGGTTACCCATGTCTTCGACTTGATTCTGAAGAATTGACTGCAGACCAGTTAATTCTCTAGCCTGAACTGGATAGCCAGGTTTGAAAAGAATCTTGTAATAATTTTGTTTAGGATCAAAGTCGTCAAAATATGGAGCGACGTTTAGATTAGTTTCCTGTGGCATATCTCTTAGAATTGCAAGATAACTTTAACATCTTCTTTCTGAGAAGAGGATCGGGTAACAGAAGGTCTATTATCAACATAAATGATATCGCCAGAATATTTTTGTGATTCTGGGTTCGATACTCCTTTTGCGAATTCCTGACCCAAGTAGTATGTCCTACTATTTATTGCCGTGGAAACGCCGGTAAAGTTGACATCAATATCCAACGTATTACCTGAAGTGGGAACAATATTAATAGTACCACCATTAGTTGGTGATGCAGTAAATTCTAATTGATTGAATCCATAGACAGGAACAGTATTTTTTGTTCCGTCAGTATTAAATCCAGAAGTTCTTCTATCCTGCCAATACTTCAGAACACCAGTCTGATTGTCATAAGAAACAACTTTTCCTACAGCAGTAGAACCAAGACCAACAGTTTGAGTTACAAAGGAGTCTGCAGTAAATACTGCTTCACTATAACCAGTACCTACCAATTTGAGTGCATACAGAGCACTTCCCTTATCTTTGGTAAGAAATGACGAAGAATTATAATTTGTTGGATTTTTTACGATTCCTACTCGGGCAAATTGGTTACCAGTAATAAAGTCAGGGTTTTGGGTATCATTCTCAAATCTTGCATAAGATAGAACATTGTATGCACCCAGTTCAGAGTAAATATCAGCACCATGACCTCCAGGAGGAGGAATGATTACATCAAAGACTGGAGCAATTGTTCCATTTGGTACACCACCACTCTTCAAATCTAGTGTACCGAAGGTATAACCATGACCACCTCTAGAGACAGTGACGGATTCTACCTTTGCATCATTATTAATAACAACTGTAGCTTCTCCACCTCTACCATTACCTAGAATAGGTACTCTAGTGTAAGTGACATTTGCAGTTCCAATACCAACACCACGATTCCTAATGGTTACAATCTTAATTTCACCACTATTTGCAGCATTCTCTTTTACTGGTGCATAAGATGCATTAGTATCCCAATCAGTTGGTACGGCAATATAACTTGTAGAATCAAATTTAATGATTTGATTTGGTTTGATAGTATAAAGATACTTCCAAATATATCCATCACCACTACTACCAGCCTCTCTAGGCTCTAGGTCAGTAAAGTTTGGTTCGTCTAGTGATGGACCACCTCTATAACTATTTTCAGGGTTTGCATTATTGAACAGACAAATATAAACTTTATACTCACTATTCATTACATAGAAATTTGAGTCATAAATGTCATATGAGTTAGAAGGAAGAGATGGGTTATCTCTCGTAATATCATTTCTCCACATATCATATGTGGTTCCAGACTGCCATACAATCTTTCTAACAACCTGACTTACATCAGTAGAGTTGATTCTCTTAAGAGCCAACATCGTATCCCAATAATCATTGGATTGATCTAGACTATCTTTAGGTGCCGGGGGATTCGAGTCCCAGTCACTTTGAAAATCTGCAGGGTCTGGTAAACCAATCCACGCGTAATAAGAATTAGAAGAATTCTGGACATCATCCACAAAATTCTTTGCATTCAAAATACGTAATTGATCTGTAATTATCGCAGCCATTTTTACCGGACTTTTTTGTTATTTAGACTGTAAACAGGTCGGGATATACTACAACAGTTCCACCCATACCCGCATGAGCAGTACATTGATAATATAGTGAGTTTGGTGCATCAAATGGGACATCAAAAGTTGTAGTTCCATTTGATGTGGTTCCCTCTACGGATATACCGTTAGTATATGCAGCACCACCATTTGATACTCTAATTTCAAATGGGTGAGCACCCATATTATTGACAAATTCGTACTTTTGTCCTCTTGCCAGATATATCACAGGATCGGCTGTAGCACTTAACCCACCAGGACCAGTAAATTGATAGTGAGTACTGCCATCTGCACCAAGATTCCATTTACCCGAAGTGATATTAGATGCGTCCCCATAGTATGTTGCACTGGTCACAACACCTAGAGTAGAAATACCAGAGACGACCAATGAATTAGTACTTACATTTGTCGTACCTACACCAACACCACCACCCGATGCTGCAATGGTAACAATACCTGTTGGACCACCAGTAAGTGTAATATTAGAACCAGCAATAATTGAAGTCACAATACCAATCATACCAGAACCATTTGCTCCAGTAAGGGTCGTAACAACACCGGTCATACCAGAACCATCTGCCCCAGTCAAAGTTGTAACAACACCAACCATTGCAGAACCATCAGCACCAGTCAGAGATGTGACTACTCCAGTTAGATTCGAACCATCACCATAATATGTTGCGCCAGTGACAATACCTAATGTGGAGATACCAGACGCCTTAAAGTATCCTTGTACATTTACACCACCATGTCTTGTCTCAAGTCTCTTGTTATTGTTATAGTAGAATTCAACACCAAAGTTACCATCAACATTGGTCGCCATGACTTGAGTTGTTCCGGCACCACTAGTGTAGTTTTGGGTATCTGCCTTAACATTTAAACTGCCGACATCGGCACTAATGACATTTCCATCAGAGTCATTATGGAAGAAAGTAAATTCTGAGTTGTCACCTAGTATAAATTTTTTGTCGTCTGTCATCAATAACGATGAACCAATACTTACATCACCAGTTAGTGTTGAAACACCACTCACACTTAGAGATGAACCAATGCTCACATCACCAGCCAATGTTGAAGTACTACTAACTCCCAATATTCCTAAAGTACCAACACCACTAATGTTCAGATTTCTGCCAGTAACTTCATCATAGACAACATCATCTAGTACATATAAATCACCACCAACATAAAGGTCACCACCAGTTGTAGTAATACCACCACTACTCGCAAGTGTAGTAATACCAGAAATCAATACCGAACCGGTTATTGAAGTAACACCGGTTATTGATGTTGCTCCGGTTATTGAAGTAACACCAGTTACTGAGATTGCACCTAGTGTAGAAACACCACTTACATTCAAGTTTGTGGTGGTTATCTGAGATGGTGTAGGTGCAGATATTTCGACAGAACCATATGCGGTACTAACACTGACATTAGTACCTGCAGTAATTTGAGTTACAATACCAACAAGGGTGGTTGTCCCATTACCAACAATGTTATAAAGTTCAACAAAATTACTGTTAATCTTTTCGGCACCTTCAATAAGTGAGTCACCTGTTCCACTATTGGGAGATGAACCCGTATTAATACCTTGGTATGCCATCTTCTATACAGAATCCTTTTCTATGTTTGTATTTATCTAAACATTATAATTATTGAATTTCAAAGGTTCAAATCTTTGTACAAGAGGTGATGATGATAATCCACTATAACCTTCAGGGAAGAACTCTAGAGCAGTTGCAGGAACTCTGTTTATGAACTGAAGTTTACCCCATGTATATTCACCGAAAATACGAGAGTTATCAAATGTACCAGAACCAGAAGAATACCCTTGACTTGTGAACTCAATTCGTCTAACTGCCGTCACACCAAGACCAATACTTGAAAGATCTTTGGTTACATTTTCCGCATTCTTGACATAATATATTCCATCAAAGTTATTATCAGTAAATATTCCCACATTCGAGTCATTGACGAGGAAGAAATCACCAGGAATCAATTGACTGACCGTAACGGCAACACCTGCAATAGATGCATCTCTCATGTAAGAATCTTCTGGGATATGTAGTTCAATAAACGCAGTATTGATACCTGAATGTGCATAGCCAACGATATTACCATAATCACCAAAGTATGAGGTAACTCCAATCTTCTCTCTTCTGACAGAAGGTTGTTGAATAAGAACAGTAGGTGCCTGAGTGTATCCTGTTCCTGCATTAGATACAGAAATCGATATTACACCATCACCGGTTACTGAAGCAATACCTGTTGCTCGGGTTCCATTGAGTACATCCGGTAAAGAAACTGATACCACAGGATTTGTTAGGTAAGAATAACCTGCACCAACATTACTTACAGTAAATGATGTGATTGTTCCACCAGCACCAGTAGATGCAGTAGCAGTTGCAACATCGATAGTTCCCTGGTCTATAATTACAATTTTATCTTGATAATCTAGAAGATTTGTTTCACTTCTAGAGTTAAACAAAGGTCTAATACTATCAACATAACCATAGTTACTAGTGAAACCAACATATGCTGTTAGATATGCTGCAGGATAGATATAAGGTTCCTGGTCAATTCTATCCTTGGTTACAAAGTCACCATTGATTGTAATATCATCAGTTTGCTTACACCAAGTAACAGGTCTTACAAGAGCAGTATTTGTAGTAACACCAGGACCGTTGTAAGCAAGAGTGGTTACAGTATCCAGAGTGGTAATACCTGTCACTACTCTTGGGTCTTGATATAAACCAAAAGTTTGACCTTTTGCAATGTCATTCTTCAGTTGTAATGTATCACCAATTTTAACGGTTTCGAGAATGTCAACAAACACAACATCAACATCTGGGGTACCCTTATAGAAGATAATTTTACAAGTGTCACCCTTTTTAGGAGGTTCTGTAAACTCTACATAACCACCACCAGTAAATGTATATGCAACCTCAGGAACCTGTAAGACATCATTGATTGTTATGATTAGTGCCTGAGCAAGATTGATGTTTGAACCTTTCTTAGATTCAATCGCAAATTGTAGATTTGAAATCGTAAGAGGGAATTTTGTAGCCAACCCGTCAAACAACTCATTAATACTATCAAATACATCAAGTTCACCAACAGTAAACCCGTTAAAAGTATCTCGATATACATCAGTGACACTTAATTCAAACGGAATGAATGGAAGACTTGAGTCAGTCTTAACACCTGTTGTACCACCAATAGCAATATTGAGTTTATCACCTACATTATATCCAAAACCACCACTTACAATATCAAAATTAATAACACTAGAACCTTGTCCAACAACAATATCAACTCTTGCACCAGTACCAACTCCAGATGCAGAATTAGAACTATAGACTAAAGGAATATTTGAGTATCCAAGAGGTTTGTCTATAACAACAACGGGTGGATTGTTGAAGTCAAGATTAGAACCAAGGTTATAAAGGTCAATACTATCTACATGACCATCTACAATATTTGCAGTACCAATACCAATAACTCTAACATCTCCAGTAGAAGATGTGATAATACCAACACCTACATTGGTTTGAATACCAGTTCTATAACCAGAACCACTATTACCAATACTAATCGAGTTGATTGTACCACCAGAGTTGACGAATACTGAAGCACCAGCACTAACTAGTGGTTGGAAACCAAAACCTGGAGTAGAACCAACAGAAAT